GCCAGCGAACGTGACGCGATGCGGGTGCTGTTCCAGCATGGCCGCGACCCGATGGCGGGCAATAAGCCACTCGGCCCGCTCGACGTGCTGGAGGCGCAACGCAAGGGCGCCTACTACGAGGTCCCGCTGCTGGACACCCAGTACGTCCGGGAGCTGCTGCCAGGGCTGCGTGCCGGCCTGTACGGGGCCAGCTACCGGTTCCAGGTTCGCGAGGAAGCCTGGAACAAGAAGCCGGACCGTTCCGACTACAACCCTGAGGGGTTGCCGGAGCGGACCATCCTTGACCAGTCGGTGCTCGAGCTTGGCCCGGTGACGTTCCCGGCCGAGCAGGACACCACCGCCGGGATCCGGTCGCTCACCGACCGGTTCCTCGGCCTCGAAGATTTCACCGGGCGGGGAGACCAGCGGATGGCTCCTGGCGGTGACTCTGCCGACCCGTCAGGCAACGACGAGGCGGCCATCCACGAAGCCCTCCACACCCGCGACCGGGCGTGGCAACTGAGGAGACACCTCAATGCCTGACATCGACGAGCAGGCCAGCAACCTGCTCCCCCAGACCCTCGACGACCTCCGCGGCAAGACCCCTGAGGAGCTCCGCAACATGGTCGAGGTGCTGGACGCGCACCTGCGCGACATGCACCAGAGCGAGACTGGCGAGCTGCGCACCCTGGATGCCGACGAGCAGAAGGCGTTCGATCTTGGCCTGGAGATCCGCGAGACCGCCATCAGGATGGTCGAGGAGCACGAGCGGATCGCCGCGATCTTCCGCCGCCGTCCCAAGGCGGTCGAGCGGGTGTACGCCAACATCCGCCACGGCCTGGACGACACCGCCAGCGACGTGCGTCGCCTCACCAACCCGGAGGCCCGCGACCGGGCGTTGCGGATCCTCGACGACCGTAACGCCTCGGCCTATCTGAGCGCCGCGCAGAAGGACGAGATCAATCGGCAGGTCCGCAAGATGCCCGACATCGCCCGACGGATCATTGTCACCGAGAATGACGATTACCGGGAGGCGTGGCTCAAGGTTGTCACCGACCCGCATGGGGCCGCCCGGTGGACTGAGGACGAGCGCCGCGCAATGCAGGCATGGAGCGAGTACCGGGCCATGTCGGAAGGGACCACCACTGCCGGCGGGTTCGGTGTGCCAGTGTTCATCGACCCCAGCATCATCCTGACCGCACAGGAAAGCGACAATCCATTCCTCCAGGTCGCCACCGTCTCCGACATCACCACCAACGCGTGGAAGGGTGTTTCCTCCGCCGGAGTGACCTGGTCGTTTGACGCGGAAGCCACCGCCGTCTCCGATGACTCCCCGACGCTGGCGCAGCCAACCGTCACCGCCTTCATGGCCCGCGGGTTCATCCCCTACTCGATCGAGGTCGGGGAGGACTACCCGAGTTTCGCGTCGGAGATGGCGACCCTGCTGTCCACCGGCTACAACGAACTACTCATCGACAAGTTCACCCGCGGATCCGGCACCGGTGAGCCGAAGGGTGTTGTCACTGCGTTGGATGCGACCGCCGCCAGTGAGGTGCTGCTCGGCGCCGCCGGCACCTTCGCTGCCACCGACGTCCACAAGGTGTGGAACGCGGTCCCGCAGAAGTTCCGGCGTGCCGCGTCCTGGATGATGCCGGTCGACAACAACTCGCTCATCGCCCAGTTCGGCACCGCACTCGGCGCCAACTACACCGTCAACCTGACCGAGAACGGTGTGGAGCGGATCCGCGGCCGTGCTGTGTACGAGACCCCCTACATCTCCGCGTTCACCGCGACAACCGCGCATCAGAACGTCCTGGTCGTCGGGGACTTCCGCACCGGCTACCGGATCGCGCGGCGGGGTGGCATGAGCGTGGAACTGATCCCGATGCTGTTCGACGTGACCAACAACATGCCAACCGGACAAAGGGGATGGTTCGGGTACGCCCGGATCGGCGGGGATGTTGTGGCCGCGCCGGCACTGCGACTGCTCAACCAGACCTGATTCCTACAACCCCTCGGCCTGATCCCCGAGGGAACGGGAGCCTCGGTACCAGGGTGGCCGGGGCTCCCACTCACCCTGAGAGGAGACCCTGATGGATGTTGTCTACGCGACTGCCTCTGCGCATGTCGGCGGCCCGGATGAGCTGATGGTGTTCGTCAACATCGGGTCGCACTGGCCAGCCGACGATCCGCTGGTGCTCCATAACCCGAGCCTGTTCTCCATAGATCCCAGGTTCGGGCTGCGCACCTCCGTACCATTGGAAGACGATCCTGAGGCGGTCGTGGTGGAGCAGGCGACCCGCGCGCCGGGTGAACGTCGCGTCACGAGGAGATCAGCATGAGCGACCTGGTCCGCGCCAAGGGCTATTTCCGAGAAATGCCCGTCATCACGGTTCAGGAAGGCGAACTGTGGGACGCCGACGATCCAGTCGTGCAGGCACATCCGGGCTGGTTCGAGACACTGGAAGGCAAGTCGCTGAAGACCGCCAAGCTGGCAGCCCGTTCCGAGCCGCCAGTCGAGCAGGCCACCGCCGCCCCCGGCGAGAAGCGGACGACGAAGCGTGCCTGACGACGCGGTCACCGTCGCCTACCTCCACTCGAACGAGACGCCTTACTCGTGGCACAAGAGCCTCATGGACCTCATCGGCTGGGACCTCGCACACCAGCAGCGGGTCATCCGCGGCGGATGGCTCAGCATGAAAGCCGCCACCGGCGGGATGGTCGAAGGCCGCAACGACACCGTCAAAGGGTTCCTGGACGAGCGTGACGCCGATTGGCTCTGGTTCATCGACACCGACATGGGCTTCCAGCCGGACACCGTCGACCGGCTCCTCGAAGCCGCCGATCCCGAAACGCGGCCAGTCATCGGCGCGTTGTGCTTCGCGTACAAGGAGGTCGGCCCGGACGGGATGGGTGGGGCCCGCTGCGCGCCCCTGCCGACCATCTTCGACTGGGTCACCGAGGGGCAACAAGCCGGGTTCAAAGGCTGGGCGGCCTATCCGGTCGCGCAAATGGTCCGCTGCGACGCCACCGGCGCGGCGTGCATCCTGATCCACCGCAGCGTGCTGGAACGCATGCAGGATCGGTTCGGCCCAACCTGGTATGACCGGGCACCCAACCCGCAGGGGGACGGATGGATCTCCGAGGACCTGTCGTTCTGTATGCGGCTCGGCGCGCTTGAGATTCCGCTGTATGTCCATACCGGCGTGCGGACAACGCACGCGAAAATGATCTGGGTCGGTGAGGCGGACTACTGGTCGTGGGCTGTCGCGCCACCCGCGACGCAGGAGGCCGCAGTCCTGATCCCGGTGCTTGGCCGGCCGGAGCATGCCACCCCGTTCATGACCTCACTGCGCGCATCCACCGGCTTGGCACGCGCCTATGCGATCTGCCAGAGCGGCGATGATGCAGCCGCGTCGGCATGGTTGGACGCTGGCGCGGAGGTCCTGGACTCAGGCGAGCAAACTTCGTTTGCCGCCAAGGCCAATCTCGGCTATGCGAAAACATCGGAGCCGTGGATGCTGCTGGTCGGCTCCGATGTCCAGTTCTACCCCGGCTGGCTCGACCACGCCCAGGCCGTCGCCGCTGACCGGTTCCACGTCATCGGCACCAACGATTTGGGTAACCCGAAGGTCACCTCCGGGGAGCATGCCACCCATCTGCTGGTCCGCCGGTCCTATGTGGACGAGGTCGGTGCAAGCTGGGATGGGCCGGGTGTGGTGTGCCATGAAGGCTACCGGCACTGGTTCGTCGACAACGAAATTGTCATCTGCGCCAAGCAGCGCGAGACCTGGGCGATGGCGCTCGCGTCGAAGGTTGAGCATCTCCATCCCCTTTGGGGTAAGGGCAAGATGGACGTGGTTTATGCGCTCGGTCAGCAGCACGCCGCCGCCGACAAGCAGCGGTTCCTGGCCCGGCTTGCCACCCACGCGCCGGAGGTGACGTTCCATGCCTGACGACGCGGTCACCGTCGCCTACCTCCACGCCAACCAGGTCGCCCACTCCTGGCATGCCAGCATCATGCAGCTGATCATGGACGATGTGGCCGGCCCTCGGCGGCTGCTTGCCGGTGGGATCCTCGCGATCCGCTGCCCCTCCGCTGGGCTACTGCC